AGAGACAATGGCATTGACGCCGCTATGATTGGACGTTACGCAAAGAAAGAAGGCTGGGCGGCGTGGGGAAGCAAGAGGGCTGAGGCGATGGAGAAGGCCGCAGAGAAGATAGCGGCGGCTACTGTCAAATCCTACGCAGAGGTTATTGAAGAAGTCAATACACGTCATTTGAATTCATACCATGCGGCGGCCAATATCGTTGATGGGCTACTGGGAGACATGATTAAGCGTATCAAGTGGATTCAGGCGGCCAACAGGGCGGCTGATGAGGCCGCCATCAATCATTTAGACGAGAAGGGCAATCCGGCCCCGCTTCCCCCGCCACAACATATATCTACAGCGAGGGAAATTATCAATATAGAGCGCCTATCCAGTGCAATGCGGGCCACGATTATTGAGGGCGAGCGCGTCCTGTTGAATATGAAGGATGGCGCAATGTCAAGGGACGATTCCAGCAACGGGGCAAACGAGATAGTTCGGGTTTTGGAAAACGCAAGGAAAGAATACGCGACAACACTTGAAACAGTTTCATCAATGACTCCCAATTTAAGGGAATAGAAAGGGGCACAACATGATTAGGGCTTTCTTTGACAAGCATCCAGAGGGAATTGTGTGTTTTGTGCTTGGTGTGATTTTTGGGGCAACCTTTTTTGGCTTGTTCCGGTAATTCAGGCTTCACATCCATTTATATAGGGGGCGTTGGTGCCTAACGGCTTAATAGGCGATGCCCTGCCAGCCCCAAACCTTTAATGGGGGGACAATGGAGCCAGTTCAGATCGAAATGGTCGGCTATATGGCACTGCATAGCGCTTCCGAGGATGCTTGGCGTTGTAGTCAATGCCCATCAAATCAATATTATACACACGATGCGCTTAAAACTCACCTTTTGACGCATGGATATGATGCGTCAAAAATGCGGGAAGAGCCGCCCGGAGAGATTTTTCTATATCCATAACGCTCAGGGAGCGGAATATGTCGTTTGAATGGGGGAAATTAGGCGAAACGTCATATCGCTCCATCGTTGACAGCGATGCCCGCATGAATATCTGGGAGGGGTCGGTTCGTTCCGGAAAGACGATTGCCAGCATTCTCCGATGGATTGAATTTGTGCAGAAGGCCCCAACAGGCGGCGTCCTGATGATGGTCGCCAAGACGAGCAAAACGCTCCACCGAAACATTTTGTCAATCATCATTGACATGGTAGGACCGAAGAACGCACGGTTTAATCGTGGGACTGGTGCCTTTTATCTTTACGGCAAAGAGATTGACACTATCGGCGCGTTGGATGAGCGCTCGCAGGAGAAGATTCGTGGCGCTACCATTGTAGGTTGCTACGGCGATGAATTGTCGCTTTGGCCCGAATCGTTCTTCAAGATGATGCTCTCCCGGCTAAGTGTCAAAGGAGCCAAACTGTTCGGAACGACCAACCCAGATTCACCGTACCATTGGCTGAAAGTGGATATTATTGACAGGGCCAGCGAACTGGACTTGAAAGTTTTTCATTTTGTACTCGATGATAATCCGACACTTGATCCTGAATACGTCAAATCGCTCAAGGCAGAATATACGGGCTTATGGCGCAAACGCTTTATTGATGGGCTGTGGGTTCAGGCGAGTGGGGCCATTTGGGATTGCTTCGATGAGGATTTGCACACCAAGGATGTATCTGTCGTATTGGATGGCGGTGGGCGCACGCGCTTCAGAAATTACATCACATCGGCTGACTACGGCACTAATAATCCATTTGCCATTGGCCTGTTTGGTTACGATGGGAAGCCTCCCGTGTACTTGGTAAAAGAGTATTACTTTGATTCGGTTAGGCGCGGCAAGCAGAAAACCGATTCAGAGTATGCCGATGATTATATTAAGTTTATTGGAGATTATCATCCAAGCGTCAATTACATTGACCCGAGTGCGGCGTCATTTATGGCAGAGATGCGCAAGCGTGGAGTCAATACGACCCCGGCCAAGAATGATGTTCTGGACGGCGTTCGATTCGTAAGTCAAATGTTGGAGCAGGGCAAGTTTATTATTGACAAGTCTTGCAAGGAAACAATTTGTGAGGTTACTGGGTATGTGTGGGATGCGAAGGCCCAACAGCGTGGCGAGGATAAGCCGCTAAAGGTTCACGACCACGCCTGCGACATGATCCGCTATGGATTGTTCTCTCACTTCTATCGGGAAAACCATACAATTTTTGGCACCAACTATCGTTAAGAGGCGGCCATGACAATCACAATTGGGGCCTACGCTCTTACTTGGGCTGTGGGGCTTCTATTTTTGCTCAATGTAGGTGGAGTCATCTTTATCTTCCATTTTTGGCGAATGGTTATGCACTTAATAGATGCGCACAATGGCTTGGCCAGCGAATTTAAAGAACACATTGGCGCAAAGGTGCAGGAAGTCAATACGCAGGTAATTGGCTTTAAAGGGGGCGAATAAATGGAGTTTAAAATTACCACGGCACGGCACCCCCGATATTCATTTTGGGAACCGAAATGGACGTTCTTCCTCGGCTCTTATTTGGGTGGCGAGGAATTTGTGTCAGCAAACTTGTTCAAGTATTTCAAAGAGGGCGACGAGGAATATGCGGCCCGACAGAAGCGGGCATATCGGGAAAATCATTCAAAGCGCGTCGTGGATTTGATTAACAGTTATTTATTCAAAGAGCCGCCCACGCGCAAAACGGAAAACGCGAAGATTCAGGAGTTTATTGACAATTTTGATGGCAAAGGGCGGAGCGCGACTCGTTGCATGAAGATCGCCTCTCAATGGGCGAGCGCCGCTGGACGTATTTATTTGGTTGTTGACAAGAAGCCAATCCCAGACGACCAGAAAACTGATACGCAGGCAGACAATCTGAAGGGGACACCCTATGTCTACCCCGTATTCCCACAGGACGTTCTGGACATTGCTTTTACTGAGGAGGGGGATGTCAAGTGGGCCATCATTCGTGAAAAATACCGCGATGATGATGACCCACGAACAGCCGATTCTATCATCAGGGAACGGTACCGTCTTTGGGAAGTGGGCAAGTGGACGCTTTATTCCGATGAAGGGGTTGAAACGCAGACGGGAGAAACTGGGCTTGATTGCGTCCCAATCGTCATTGTGGACAATGAGGAACACGACGTATATGGCGGGCAGAGTTTAATCAGTGATATTGCCTATTTGGATAGGGCCATCTTCAATAACTGGTCGCGGCTGGATACAATTGTCAATGACCAGACATTCAGCCAGTTGATCTTTCCAGTTGAAGGACTGAACGCAGATGTTCTTAGTGACCCGGATTTGCGAGAACAGTTTTTGACGCTGGCCACCAATCGGGTAATTCTCTATTCGGCGGCGGCGCAGGCAACCCCGCAGTTCATCAGTCCTGATGCCAGTCAGGCGCAATTCATACTGTCAATGATTGCCAAGCAGACTGAGCAACTCTACGCTTCATTGGGATTACAGGCCGAAACGGCTACGATAGTTAAAGCGGCGGAGTCCGGCGTCTCCAAGGCGTATGACTTTGACAAATTGAACAAATTACTGGCATCCAAGGCATCGAACTTGGATCAGGCTGAAGAGCAGATTTTTGATATTGCCCGCCAATGGTTTGGCGGGGGCGGCGGGGATGTTGAAATTGAGTACCCGACCGAATTTGATGTCAAAGGGTTGGTGGATGAGATTGACATTGCCGAGCGTATGGCGCTTTTGGACATTTCACGGACGCTTATGGCTGAAATCAACAAGAATATAGCGGCTAAGGCGTTGCCCAAGGCCGATCAAGAAACGATTGATGCCGTCAACGAGGAAATTGAACAAAAGGCAAAAGATGATGCTGAGAGGTCGCAGTTTGCCAATGATAATCTCTTTGATCCGAACAATACAGGGTTGACCCAAACAATACAAAGAGCCCGAATGGGCCCGATGAATCAGGCGAACGCCAACAATCCAATGAATAGGGCAAACTCGTTTGTTGGAAATACGTCCCCAGTATCCAGAAAATCCAAAAAGAAGGGTAAACCTTCATAAACAAAGGAGATTTTAGCAATGGCAATTACGGCCGGCATCACCAATCAGTTCAAAAGCGACATCTTGGCCATGGCGCCGCATACGGCGGCTGACACATACAAGATTGCCCTGTTCCCCAATTCGGCGACCATCGGCCCTACTGATGCCACCTATTCATCCACGGGCGAGTGCGCCAACGGTAATGGCTACACCACGGGTGGGGCTACGTTGGTTGGCTTCACGGCGGCGCTGTATACCAGCACCGGCACGCTGGATTGGACTACCGATCCTTCTTGGGTGTCTTCTACTATTACGGCGCGGGGCGCGTGGATTTACAATTCGTCCCGTACTAATAAGGCCGTCTGTGTTTTGGATTTCGGCTTAGACGTCACCAGCACGAACGGAACTTTTACCGTTACGTTCCCTG